GCAATCACAGATTTGATTTTTCTAGCAGATGGAAAATCAGGTGGGATTTGTTGATCAAATTGATCAACTGCAGAAAGAGCATCATATGTTAAACCAATGATACTATAAATTTTCAGAGTCCAAGTAGAAGGATCAACCGCAATAATATCAGACGATAATAATTTAATATCATCCTCGAAATTATATGGAATTCCTGTACGAGACTCCAACCACAGATAGATTTCGTCAAGCATAATATCACCTCCTTTCAAATACACACCATTCTGGATGCAATAACTCCATTCTTTGTTTCTGCCATATATACATCAAACAATCCAAGCATCTGTTTGAATGGAGAAAGCAGTTTGTCTATCGTTCCTTCTTTATCAATACACATTTTAATGTAATCTGGAATTTCTTTATAGTTTTCTGGAATACATATTACTGGATCTTTACTCATATCTTCATTATCAATAGTCGGACCATTTCTCTCATGAGATCCATTTGCAAGAGCACCATGATCAGCATACAGTATTTGATTATACTTATACAACATAGCAACCATCGAATTACTATCCTTATATGTTTCCATCTTTTTCCAATCAAGTTTTATAACAATAACACGATCCATCGGTTGCATTTCTTCATCAGGGTTCATGGCATTCCATATTAATGCACCACGCATCTGTTCAGGAAGAATTTTAGATGCATCATATGCACCAACTTCTTTCAAACCTTGAACTTGATAAAATTGCGTATTTCTATCTAGATTCATATCAAGCATATCTCTCAATTCATAATACTTATCCAGAATAGTTTCAACACGAATCTTTCTAACTGTCAAAATATCCGTATCATACAATTTTGTCATGATAGGTTCAAGAAATTCTGCAGCATCTCTCTTCTTGAATGACATACCAGATACTGCAATACTATGAATATCACGTGGTGCTCCTTCTTGAACAAAACATGATGAAGCATACATCTTCTTTGCAAATAGAGCCATTGCCAAGAATCCAAATTCATTCTTAAAGACAAATTTCTTACGATAATATTCATCTTTAATATTACATCCATTTGCGATACATTCAACCATCTTGGATATAACACCATCATCATCTGCAAAGATACGTAATCCTATAGCTGTAGCCATTAAGCAAGAGTCTCTAAAATCAGCTGTACGTGTTTGGAATTCATCAATACAATGTGAGAAATGAACCATAAGTGAATCTGTATCTGTAACACATACAATATCTCTAGTCATTTCAGAAGCTCTTGTTTCTGCATCATTCAGAATGAAACTATAGATACAATTATCTGAAATAATCTTCTTGCATCTATTAAATGCATTGATCAGTTCATCAGGACAACATGCTCCAAATCCGGATTCATGTAATGATTCTTTTGTCATTTCAGCATCAAGATTCATAGGATGATTTTTCATATATGTGGAAAGATAATTGATTTCAGAATATAAATACTTCCTTAATACAAGTCTTATATTGAATGCTAACATCAACTTTGTTAATTCATTAGATGGAAGTGTCTGTAAGAATGCCTTAACCAGTTTAATATCTTCAGGAGTATATAATAATACTTTACTCATCAGATACTTCAATACTTCATCAACCGTATATGTATCGTGAATAAATTCTCTTTCTTTATCATCATTCAATACTGTAGATATTAGATCGAATAATCCATTAATATCTTTTATCTTCGTCCATTTATTCGTATTGTCAAAAGAGAACTCTAAACAACATATCAGAGTGGTAGTTGTATTCTTCGCAGTTCCAGTTGTTGCTGGAGGAAGATATACTGAATATTGAGGTGAAAATTGTGTTCCGCTAGACCCGTAATCACTATTGCATATAACCTTTATATTCAATTGAGCTGTATTAAGATTAATATATTCGGATGACCCTTTAGGAAAGTTAAACATTTTCTTTTTAACTTTCTTTCTTTCTGCAAGTAAAGTTTCGAGGAATGTAATAGTTGGAGATTTATATTCAGTATGCTGTTTGAAGAAAGTGCCATTTCCTGTTATAATAGGCTGTTTGGTTTCTATCCAATCTGTTACCTCATTTACTGATGTATTTATAGCCTCATGAGTTACATTATTATTCATAACACAGGGAATGTCTTTGAATGATTTATTTATAAATTCTTGAGTTAATAGCTTAACCCTATTTGTATCAGCATCAGGATGTAACTTCATATAGATACTGCACATACTATCTATATACTTTTGCAAAATGGTCATAATGAAAACCTCCTATATACTATTTATAATATGGGATAAGAAACAAATTCTCTCCTATATCATCAGAATTATATATGTTCCAAAAAACATAAAAACTGCCTAATAACTTCTGTAATATGAAAGGATGGTGTAATTTTATGGATTATAACGATCTTGAAAATAAACCTTCTATCAATGGTGTGACATTAGAATCCGATATGACATTAGAGGATGTCGGTATTTTAGAGTTGACACCTGAAATGGTTTCGGAAATCTTTTCAGAAGTGTACGGAGTTGTTTTATAAAATTTCATAATAAAAATAAGGAGTGAATGTCAATGATCGAATACCTGAAGTCTGTTATTGGACAACAGCTCGCTGCTCAAAATCCAGTAACAAATGAAGAAGAATCAGAAATTGATAATTCTACAATTCTGGAATATGCAAGTATGTTCCAGGAGTTAGATGATCTTTCTGAAAAAGGAACTGCTATTGAAACAGCAGTTCGTACGCCAATTAGTATTCCACTTGATGATGATATTGAACTTGATTCTATTGAGATCAATCTCACTGATGGTAGAGTTACTGATATCCCTGCTGATGCGACTGTTCAAGAAGCTGAGCTTACTGAAGAAGAAGCTACTATCAAAGAAGAAGCTGAAGCAGAACCTGAAATTATTCAGATTGAACAGCAATATGCTGGTATGAAAACTTATGAACAATTCTATGCTGAAGCAGCTGCTAATGTTATCAGACTTCCTCGTGAATCTGATGAACGTTATGCAAAGCGTGTTCATGAAACTATTGGTGATGTATGGAAGAAGTATAATGAGTATCTTTACCAGGAAAGCGCTTTTGGTCATGGTAAATCCCCTATCGGTGATAAATCCGTTCCTGATAAAATCAGTTTGAATTTTGGTAAAAAAGGTAATAGGGATTATCATGTCACTCTTCCTCTTAAATGGGAAACTGATAAAGATGGTCGAGTCACGAAGAAACAGCTTGATTCTGTTGCTATTTGGTCTAAAGTTGGTAGAATCGCTCTTGAAAGATTCACTGATGAAGTACTTGCAAAGGTCGGTGGAGAAGGAGATAAGTGGGATGTTCTCACTCCAGTAATTGTTGGTGTTCCTGTTGAACCTACTGATCAATATTGCATCGTTATTGGTTTTGAAACTGACTCTTCTAGAGAGATTGTTTATTATGGTGCATGTATCCCTGTTAAATCTATCAAGGTAACTGATAATAAGTCTGTTGAAAATATTTCTGCAAAATGCAGTCATGTTTCTGATATTGATAATATGACCAGAAAGCGTGACTTCAAACTTGAACATGCTGTTGATGTTGAATCTTCTCGTGTTAGACCGAGATTCTCTCGTTTTTGGCAAGAAGCTATTGATCTTGGTGGTGCTCCTGCAGCAGATCCAACTGCACAAGCTGGTAGTGTAACTCCTCCTCCCGCACCAGATGCTACTAATACTGATCCGACTGCAAATGCAATGGATCCTAATATGGCTGCTTCAAATGCTGGTGCTATTGATGCTAATGCAGATCCAAATGCACAAGGTACTGATATTCAACCTGCACCTGATGCTGAACCTGCAAATGTTAATGATGTATCTGATCAGATTGCAGATAAAGTTTCTCAAACTACTGAAGATCAGACCATGGATAGTGGTGATGCTTCTGCTGCTGCAGCTGAAGATGCACCAGATATGGATCTTGATTCTGTAGATAATTCTACTAACCCGGAAGATATTAAAGATGTTGATGCGGAAATTGATTCACTTGATGATGCAGGTAATGCAGAAGCTGATAAAGCAGATGATTCTGGTCTTGGCGATATCGATACAAGTGATCTTGATAATCTTACGATTGATCAGTTAATTGCACAAGGTTCAGAAAAGCTTAAGGGTATGACTATTAATCAGCTTAAGTCATTCATTAATTCTCCTGATGGTACTACACCTGAAGAAGTTACTGAAGCATTTATTCAGAATCAGAATGCTACAACTCCTCCGAAGGAAATTGGTCCTACCACCAATACAAAGACTAAACTTCCTGCACCAAAGGAAATTGGCGCTACTACAAAAGATACATCAAAGAATAATGGAGCAAATCCTCCATTTCCTAAGGAAATTGGTCCTACCACCAATACAAAGACTAATAATCCATTTCCTAAGGAAATCGGACTTTCTGATCTATCAATCAATGAATATGATGAAGATGATATCCACATTATCGATGATGACGAGGTAATGATGGAAAATTTTTTCACTAATGCTTCCAACATCAGGGAGCGAATAAAAGTAGCGATTGATGATGTCATTCCTGGATTAAATAAAATAAAAGAAGGCTGTTCTGGGGATTGGGATCGTTACGATTTAAAGAAGTTCTGGTATGGAGTTGCTATTAAAGATAATATCGACCTTCAAAGTACCTATAAGATTGAAGGAGATAGATTCTGTTCATACATTACAGATCTTCGTCATTTCTTGAAAGTTGCAAAAAAGAAACGTGCTAAAGATGCTTTTAGTGAAGAGGAATTAGCACAACTCGATGCATGCAATGATAGACTTACTACGCTTGGTAAAATGATTAATAAAGCGACAAGTAAATTGTATGTAAAGAATGATATCAGCCTTAAAAATATTTCTGAACAAATTGATGATACTATGAAACTTATTGAAGATATCAAAAAGATCATTGGTTCAGATAAATTTACTGAGTTTTATATTCAGGAAGGTTTCTTTATCACTAAGAAAAATGTGAATAATAAACTCGAAGCGCATATTAAAGCTTCACTTGGTATTCTTAATAGTACAAAAGAAAGTTATTCAAAACTTGTTGAACTTTTCAAAAAAGAAAGCAAGCGTATGAATAAAGTTCTTACTAAAGCTATCAAGATGAAGATTTATACTGAAGATGAAAAGGCTGAGCTTATCACTCTCAATAAACGTCTTCTTGAACTTTGTTCGTATCT